TTCTTTCCTTTTCTCTAAGAATTTTTACCGACCCCCAGTTTAACTGGGGGTTTAGTCATGCCTATTCGGCGTACAAAAATACCCCCTTTACTGGTTAGCCAGTAAAGGGGGTAGATATCATAACCTAAAGGGCTTTCTAAATTGTGGCGGAGAGGGTGGGTCAACCGCCACAAACATAAGATAATATGATTGATTTGATTTATACTATGATATAAGGTGGCAAAAAGGGGGCAAGCGTTATTTTCTTCTATTGAATACGGCTATTAACCACTTTTTCTAAGTCCCCTGTACCATCAAATATATTGAACCCTATTTCACGGATTAGTTTCATTTGATATTTGTGTTCTTCTCTTGTACGTTTAAACTCTGTTAAATGTTTTACCATACCTCTCATTAGAGATATGTTTGTTTCCATTTCTTCTATGTACTCTTTAACACTATCATAATCAATGCCTATTTTTTCTTCAATCGCTACTACAGACTTAACTGTTGCTACAGGTTGTCTATTAAAATATTTAGCAATTTCTAAATTAATAGGATCTACATTATTGTACATAATACAAGTTAGTTTGTATGCCGTAGATTCTGTGAATACAATTAATTTAGAAATAGCACTATGCATAGGAATATTGTTTTCATTCTTATAGGCAGTTACTTCTTCCTTTTCCAATAGTTGATATGGCAAGCCTTTATCTTTTAAATGCCATAGAATACTTGTTCTATTTCTTTTAACTATTTCTGCAAAATCACCAATGGTTATAACAGGTACACCTTTATATGTCTTACAATTTAGTTCGTTTGTATTTACAGGCTCTTCTAAATAGCCTTGTTTTAATGTTTCTTCCATTTCGTTGAAAGCTTCAATATATTTTAGCTTCCATTGTAATGCTTTCTTGCCTGTAAAGCCCATAGCAAGTAGTGAAAAACCATCACGGTTCATAAGGTATTCTTTATAATCTTTCCCACGATTTTGATATGTAGTTTCTTGGTAAAATTTGGTGGCGGAATTTTCCGCCGCCAAAATATTATGGATATTTTCTAAAACATCTTTGTGTTGTTTGCCAAAATGGTCTGCTATATCTTTACTAGATACTACGATTTGATTATTTTGAATAACTACTAATTGTTTCATGATTTTAGCTCCTTAGTCTTTAAAGGAACAATGCACTCATGATATAATATTTCATAGAGAACATTGTTCTCCGGTCAAATAGGGTAGTGAAACTTTCCACAGGTGCACTACTCTATTTTTTTATTTTATTATACATAGACCGTATGGACAATCTAACCGCATCAGAACGAGTTGTGTCATTAGCTTTTGCACATTCATCTAACATCATTAAAGTGTCTTTATCAACTCTTATGCGTAGCATTGTGTCTTTCGGATTATCCGTAGGTCTACCCATTTTTGCAGCACTCATTTCATCACCTCACTTTTGTTGCTACATTTATAATATAATTTATGTAGCTACATAAGTCAAATAAACTTTTCTTAAACTAAAATTTGGTGGCTCAATTTTGAGCCGCCAAAATTTAGTGTCACAATTTTGTTCCTCTAACCTTTCACGATAAAAAGAGCCACCGCATCATCTGTGCAGTGGCTTTAACTTTTATTATTTATTATCTCTTATCCTTAACTGGAAATACGGAATGATCCTTATCATACCATAGCGGGAAAAACGTTCCATTTGATACATATCCAACTAATCTCTTTTTACTAGCTAATCGTAACGAGAACACTTGTTCAAAATTTCTCATGTATCCATCTTTGATATATTTCTCTTGATAGTCTTTTGGCAATTTAATAGCTGGAATATAGTGGCTATTACTCCCACCATTTTTACGTTTTCCACCAGATGCAGATTTTACTTCAGACCATGTTTGTGTAGAATAGTCCTCTAGTTTATGAATAATATTAGTAATAACATCATTCCCACCTAACTCACACCAGCATTTATGTTCACTGTAATATGATTTAAAAGACCATTTAAATAACTCTGTATCAAAATTACGTATTTTAGAGATTGGTTTTTCAGAACTCTTTATTATCTCTCTACCTTTTTTATTTGCCATATTACCAATTTCCTTGATAATACTCTTCCATGGATTCTTTAGTAATAATAGTATCGCAATGTGCACCAGCTGGTAATCCACCTCTAGCATCTACCCAAGGTGCTTCCGAATGTGTCATTTGGCTTAAATCATATCCAGATACATCTTTAAGACTATTACAAACTGCATTTATAGTAGCTTTATGATCATCACATATTCTGTTAACATCTGGTTCATAACTTTCTAAAAACTCTGAACCCTCAATCATGAACATACCTTTATGCGTTTGAAATAGCTTTCTACAAACTGGACCTTTAGGCCATGCTTCGAAATCATCTTCAAAGATAGGAACATCATCCCACACTAATGCCATTGCTTGCGAATAGAAAGCTAACTTCTGTAGCTTCATTGCTGACATTGGTCCAAAGTTATCAATTATGTATTTTGCAACATCATAGATAGTACTTTGTTGTCCTTTTCCTTTCATAATATTTGCCTCCTTAACATCACAACCTTTGTTAAGATTAGTTTATAATCCTTTCATTAATCATACATGAAGAAATGATGAAAAGGCAAATCTTTATTTATGCTTCTTTACCATACAGTCTTTCCATCCCTTGCCTTGTTACAAGCCAGTTCTTACCCGATTTCTTAAACTCGCCTTCTTTAAATCCATTCTTTACACGACCTCTACAATTCTGTTTCAATGAGTCAGCAGTAACATTCCAGCGCTCTGCAGCCTCTTGTGTGGTCATAATATCATCTAGTTCAAATTTCAATTTTATCACCCTCTAACTAAACGTTTAATTGCTAGTATCAAAACAATAATAGTTACTATATTAATCAGCCATTCTAAATATTGCATAATTCACCTCGTTGATTTACAATGATGTTGAAAAGGTGGCGGGGCTTTCACCCGCCGGCTTTTTACTACTCCTTGCTAACAAGTTTCAGTATTGCTAGTGCCAGTACCAGTGGCGTTAACGCATTCGCTAAACTTGTTAGCTTTTCTATTATGTCCACTTTTATCACCTCCTTACATTTTTATTATACCCTATATCGTGTATAAAGGCAAGTATTTATTTTGATTTTTACAAATAAAAATAGAGCCTACCAACCTAGATATTTTCTAAGTTAGTAGGCTCTTTTATTTATATTTGCGTGTATCCACCATTACACGCTATGGAGATGTATGGATCACCTCTCATTCATCGATGAATTACTACTCCAATGATTGCCCCCGCTCCTACCATCTGAGATAGGTTGCGCTGCATCCGTAGTCGTTTGATTGTTCTCTTGTCGTTGTCGATTTGTCCTTTCAATTCGGTCAAAGAGTTCTGCATTTCGTTCAAGGTAACTTCTTGCTTCACTAAGTCCGCTTTGGCTTTGTTCAATTCGTTCTCTAATTTGGTGATTGTATTGTGTGCTTCGTTCAATTCTTCCTTTTGCTTCACGGCTAAGTTCTGCACCTCGTTCAATGGAACGTTGGATACTTCGATTAAGCTCAGTGCTTTCTCGTTGTTTTTCTTGAGCTCGTTCCACTGCGTTAAGGGTACGCTGATAGTCGGTTCTGCTTGGCTGATAGAAGATATATCCGATGCAAAGGCAGATGAGGACCCCAATACCACCGATAATAATATAGCGGTAAGTAGTGTTATCAAATAATACTTTGATTTTGTCATACATTATACCCCTCCTGCATAGTCAGTAATTCCCCTAGCAATGGCACGTACGATAGTGTCTAAATCATTAGTTAGCATAGCATGGTCATCTTCGTTATCAATGAATGCCATTTCAACTAATACTGCAGTTGCATCTGTACCATTTAGCACCCAAAGGTCATCACGTTTTTTAATACCACGATCAACTGTATTAATGCTACGGATAATTTGACTTTGAATATCGTTCGCCAATCGTTGCCCATTAAAAGACTTGTACAAGGTTTCTGTACCTCTAGCTTGCGTGTTAAAAGCATTACAATGAAGTGATACAAAGATATCTGCCCCCCAAGCATCAGATTCAGAACATACGAGACCTAAATCATCATCTTGTAGAGTACGAACTTCGCATCCTGCTGTTTCAAGATAGCGTGCCAACATCTTGCCTGCATCACGAGCTACATCGCATTCACGAGTACCATGTACAGGATTGACTGCACCACTATCTAAGTTAATATCATGTCCGGGATTAATAAATATCTTCATCGTTTATCCTCCTTTTCTAATTGGTCTGGAATACCGTTACCGTTTTTATCTATCCAAAGTGCAAGAAAACCAACAAGGGCCGTTAGAACAGAAGGGATAAATATATGATCTATGATATTAAGCCCTACATTAATCAGCTTGTTCGCCTCGTCAGATACGTACCCGCTAACAAATGACATAACATACTGAGTTATTACCAATAAAATAGGCACTAGCATAATAAATACTAGCGCCCGTGTAGCGAATATACCTGTAGGGTGGAAGTTGCCCACCCTTACAGATTGATATGATTTTTTAATTGTATTGATGAGATTTGGCGGTATGTTCATGTAGCTCCTCCTTTATATCATCAACACGTACTTCTAAGGCTTCAACTTTTGCTGATAATAATACTTGCTTGCTTTCCGCTTTAATCCGTTCTGCACGTGATAATTTGATTTCATCCTTCAAATCTTTTAGCGTATCAGTTAGCACGCCCCATTTTTCTTGAAAAATAAGATTATCTTGCATCCGTTGTGAGTCTAATTGTTGTAATAACGGAATAATCAACAATCTATATCCTGCCCCAGCAACTATACCCACTATCGTAAGCGTGGTTAAAATGTCATTCAATTCAAATTGCCATGTCCACATTTATTACCCCTTTCTCCAGTACCCTATAATATCAATAATATAACGATTGTTCGCCGGTACGCCCCAGCCCTTAATTATACGGCTATTTCGTTCAACATAAATGCTATTGTTATTTACATCAACGCTTCGTTCTATTAGCCTTACTGCGACTGGTGCATTCGGTGGGAGCGATGCGACCATATTGCCATTACCGGAAGGGGTTTTCAATTTAAAATCAAAATGCAAGTACCCCCAACCTGTTAACGGGTCGAACGCTAAGTAACCTCTATCAGCACCAGGATTACTGGCTATAGCGTTTCCCCAAACAACTTCATATATTTCGACTGGTTGAGAAGTCGCTTGTCCACCACCGCTTCCAGGGTCGCCCTTAGGGCCTTTTAAAGCCAGTAATTGTTCCGCCGTGAAATCAGAGTATTTGAACGGCTCGCCTTTATCACCTTTCGGTCCTTTAAGTGCGTTAAGTTGGTCTTGTGTAAAGTCGGTAAATTTAAAAGGCTCCCCTTTAGGTCCTGGTGGCCCCATTGGTCCTCGTTCACCGTCCGTGCCACGTTGTCCAGGAGTTCCAGGTTCCCCTTGCGGTCCTGGAGGACCAGGAGGACCTTGCGGTCCTTGCAATTTAACAATCTGGGTATTATCTTTGACAATAATTTTATCATCAGGATCCTTTATATGAATATTCTCATCGTTCATATCATTTCCCCCTATTGCTTATTCCTTCACATATTGTGATTTCACCTTTTATTAAACATTTGATAGGCTTATTACCACTCCACAAAAACAAATCCCAGTAGTACTTACCACGGCTTAATGTATCTGTGGCCAAAGATAAAATGATTTTGCACAGCTCATCATCTTCTAACCCATCTTGAGATACGGATATATCAAACTTTGCCTTGTACTCCTCATCTGTTGGATATTTTCTAACACATGCAAATAGGCTCTCACTATCTACCATATTGGTATAACCAACATTTAGAGTAATTGTTTCTCCTTTAATCACATTAAAGTTGTGTAGGACCGGTAGTTTCATCTTCACGCACCTCGTCCAATTCCATTAAGTCATTATGGATGCATCCTTCTGTTGGGCATGTTCCATCCTCATTTAATATTTCATAGCACCATTCACAGAACTTCATTACAGGAATATCACTTTTAATTTCAAATGTTTCCATTATTTCACCGCCTTAATTTTTAATACCATTTCTTGATTCAGTTTCTTAAACTGTTCTTGCAAGTCGGTAATATCGCCGTTAATCAATCGACGTCTCAATAACATTTGTTCTAGCCTTTCAAAACGTCCATTGTAATAATTTCTAATTTCAGCGATTTTTTCCGCCTTTGTTGGCTCTTTTGCTTGCGGTTCAACGAACTTACCGTCTACATAAAATTTACCGCTCATAAATTCATCGAGCATGTTGTCGCCGTCTTCGGAGTAAATATAATTAGCAGCATCCGGCCATTCCTGTTTAGCAGTTGCTAGTAATTCATCTTTGCTAATCATATTATCAACAAAAGATGTAATGCGTTCACCTTGTTCATTTAATACAAATACATATTGATTCATTTCTTTATACCCCCATAGCAATTACGCGATACTTGCCAATATATCTACTGTCAGTATTGTCAATCGTCATATAGTTTGGTGCATTCGACCACGTAGCAATTCCACTAAGATTAACAACCGACTGGTCGCCATTAGCTATTGCGATATAGTTTGTTGTCTTAAATGAAATCGGAAAATTAAATGTCGCTCCACCGGCACCAGGGTCTGACTGTGTAATTCCCCATTGAACAATGAAGCCGTTTGCAAATTTCACATATCCATTAACACTATCCAGTTTCGATGCTACGATAGCACCTTTACCTAACAATCCTTTAAGTGTGCCTAAGTTAAGCACTTTATTAATATCGCTATCGTTGTAGTTAGAAGTAATAAAGTTAATAACTTCTTGTGAGTTATCGCCTTTTGTTACTTGCAAGCCTTGATTATGTTTAGCGATTGATTTTGCATATTGGTTAGAGGTAATATCTAGTTTTTTATTAAATGCGTCTTGATGTGCATTTGTAGCCGAATTATGAGCTTTAATAGATTCATCTAGTTGTTCCCTAGTAACAGCCGTAGATAAATCAATAAGGCCTTTTACATTAGGATTATCTCCTACCCCTAAAGCAATCAATAGGCGTTGCATTGGAATTGCATTTGTTTTATCTGGAATATAAGAGGTTAATCCACTAGCGTTAGAATATCCAATGAGTTTTTCTTGCCCGCTGTCACCATTCTTTCCATAAATACCAACTTCTCTCCAATAAAATCCTGTTTCAACTTTTTTATTATCAAAGTTAAATTGTAACTGCATTTGCCCATTTGTCACTTCTTTGACATTACTCAATCCAATTTCTAATTTAGGACTAACAAGCGATGTTAAATTATCAATATTTGTTGTTAATTGTCCATCGCCTATTACTGCTTTTGTAATGATCAATCTATCATCAACTTTACCTGTAGATGATTTTAGAATCATTTTATTCCCTTGTAGTGTTAAACTAAGTCCCGGAAATTGTGCCATATTATCCTCCTATTTCAATTACTTCTTCATACCCAATTACACTGCCATAATATTGATTATGTTTAATTTCAACATCGCCCCACAGTTTACTCATACCAATTTGTGTTTCTTCTTCTGCTACAACAAGTCCTGAAATAATCAATTTTTGTTCAAGTAATTGTTCTTCCCAAACTTCATAAGCAATGTGTGCTGGCTTAAACTCCTCAATGGTTTGCTGTAAACCATTGATATCTTCACACATGTCTTTTGTAAACTTTAATTCCATAGTATAGCTTTCATTCTTTGGAATTATTACTGCAGACTCATCAGATACAAAGTTATTGGCCAAGGCTTCTAGAAACTCTTTTGTACTACTATCAGTATTATTTAACTTTGCAATTACACGGCTTCGTCTATTATGTAAGCTATCATTTATAGCGCTTATTCCAACAAACTCTTCCCATTTCGATAATGCATAAGTTGCTGATTGAATATTATCTTGTTTTAATAGTTCAATTAACAACAATCTAATGCGTTCATGTTCTCTACTATCTGCATCACTTATTGCTTTAAACTCTAAATCTTTTGCAATAAAAAGAGGCAGATACGTAAGTATATCTACCTCTTTCCATCTAATAAAATCACTCATGCACGATCACCTCTTTAATTGTTGGTAATTGTTCATTTGTAATATCAATATTAGTAATCCCTTTATTAACTTTTAAATCACGATAGTCTAATACCCCTGTTTCTTTATTAGCTAAAATAGCTTTACCAATATTAGCATAAGATACATATGTGCCATTAAAAATTTGCTTTTTAAACTCCTCATTTAATACCTTTTTAATAGCCTCTATATCTGCTTTTCCCTTTGTCACTGTTAGTTCAATATTAATATCAAATATTGTTGGTGTTACTATAGTAACAGTTGCCCCAATTGGTGCGTTTTCAGCTAGTACAGCCTTAACTTTTTCAATTAATTCTGTACTAGCACTTTCACGTTCATTATTGATAATAATAACCTTAACTGTTCCCGGACCATTCCATAATGGAATTACTTTAACTAAAAAAACACCATTAACTAATCGAGCCCACTGTTCATAATGATATACATTGCCACTGGTTGCAGGTTTTCTAACTTTTAATAGGAGCCTATCTAAAAGTTCTGCATCAGTCTCTTCATCATATCCATCATAAGCAGCCGCTTCATTGGTAACTGTACTAACACCATATATCCCCCCAACTATTTCTGTGATTGTATTTGCCCCTACATTCAAAGATTTTCCAAGTTGTTCAGATAATGCCAATACTTTAGCACTCCCAGTATCGCCTAGATTGACCTCCTTAGAAGTCCTAAATGTTTCATCATTGTCTGTGCTAAACAAACTCCCTTCAGGGATTATCGTATTAGCTGTACCAGTTATAGTTAATATTACATTAGCTTGTGTTGCAGCTTTTCTAAATACCCCATGAGCTTCTGCATGACGTGTTAAATATTCTCCCCATGCAGTTTGAGGAAAGGCCGCATCAAGTATCAACTGCATTTCTGCATAAGACTTTTCAAACTCAACTGCATTTGAACTCAAAGTATCAAATACAAATGTTCCTTCATGTGTACTTAGGCCTTCTTTATCTATTTTTTTGAAATCTGCTAGTAGCCGTCCTAGCACATCTTGCTTACTTTGTGGTTCTAGCATTATACTTCAACTCCTATCGTATTTGGTCCATAAATTGTTTGTAACTCTATTTGCAGTGTAATTATTTTATGTTCTTGAATTACATTTACTGCATCTACATTTATAATGTATGGATTAACTAATAACGCATCCTTTACATATTCAAACAGATCATATTGACTAGGTGTATCATTAGGCTTTTTCCCAATGAATTGTTCAAACTCAATGCCATAATCATCATAATATGCTCTATAACGGTATCGCTCTACTCTTAATGTTTTCCACACCCATACTTTTATTGCATCATTCCCTGTTACATATTTATGATTACCATTTCTATCATATTGATAGGTATCTCGTTGAAAGTCCCAAGCTAACTCTTTGCATAGTGGCAGGTTTTTATTTACGTCAATGCTACTTGGTGTATTCCCTTTCATAAATGGATTACTCATTGCCGTCTAACCTCCTACATTTTCCATATACAAAGTACTGCTCTGCTGTACTTTCATCATCACCTACTATCGGAATTAACATTACTTTATCGCCTATATGCCATGTATCAGTCATGATTCTAGTTTTTGTATAATCATTATGAATAGCGTGTGTATGACTAGCAAATTCTGCATAGCCACCGCCACCGCTGCGTGGTTGTGTTTCGCTTACAATATGCCCCTTAGATTCTCTATAATGACCTTGTAACCAATATTCATCAACCCACAAAAAGTTGCTATTTAATTCCATTCCATTGAACGATACAACTAGATTCGGAGGTGGTGATACTATCGTACCAATTCCCGGCATTGCTTGCTTGCCTGCGTTTCCGCCCACGTTACTCATGATACCTAATATTCCTGTATAAGGATCATTGTTTTTCTTCGGCACTTTCACCCTCTCCTTCCTCTGGTTCTCTGATGTACTCTAGATTCAATTCCATTGTATGTGTATTATTTTCAAATATATGAGTGTCAGACTTAATGAAGAATACTCCTTTTAGTTGCTCTTCTTCAATTACTACAGAATAGCCTGCAATACATTGTATATTCCCTAGTGCAGAAATACTTGAGTCCATTTTAATTCCTTTAATTTTCGCCTTAGCTTTAGCTGCATTATCAACAGGAAACTTTGGCTTTTTAGGTGTACTTGTTGTACTAGACTTTTTCTTTTTAGTCGCTTTCTTTTCCTTTGGTTCTGGCTGATTTTTATATATATCTTGGAAAATACCATATTTTTTTATTAGCTCATCCTCATTATCTATCCGAATTACATTACCTGCTGCATCAACAGTTTTTACTCGGTTTACCATTTCTTCAATAGACTCTGAATGTGATGAATTTATTACATCGTATGTATCTCTCGCTATATATTCTTCAATGATTGTCCCTTTTTCAATCAAGTTAATTCCACCTTCTAATAATATTGCAGTGAAATCTTTTTGAATATCAGCCTTTGTTTTCTCAAACAACATTTGAAAAACTTCTGTACATGTTTTTTTATCTGCCACAAAGTTTACTACTGTAGGTATATCTGGTAATGTCCCTACAGGTACTTCAACCTCTGCACATACACGCTTGAAAGCATCAACTACATTTGTAGCATTAAAAACTAAACTTACTTTAGACTTTGCTAGGTATATCATCCCATCATAGCAAGTAATATCATATGTATTGTCATTTGTATTTCTTTTTCTAAAAAATACACGTCCAGTAAATATTTTTGCATTATCTACGGTCACTTCTATGCGATCACCTAAATCAATTAAATAGTTTGGAAATGATATATCTTTAGGATTATAAGCATATGAAAACTCTAACTTTCTAGCAGCTTCTTCTCTATCACCGCTCCATGTGAACTTAGAAATAAGATGTGTAACATCTACTCTTTCATCCTTTTCATTAATATGTTCTATTAGTGTAATCATAGTGGCCACTCCTTACCATTCATTTTTAATGACCGCTTAGATACTTTTAAAACTGCACCAATCGGACTTTTACCAGCTTTAACCATCATCTTATACATATTTAATGCCTTTTTGCCTTGTTCAGCTATTGGCATTATTTTTGATACGGCCTTATTTGCTGTATCCATGAAATGTTCTTGTGGATATGATGTTATAGCTTGCTCTTCTGGAGCTTCTGCGATTCTACTATGTAATCCTGTAGTATCATTTTTAATCTCTGCTGTTGGTTTTATGTATCTATATTCTTTGAGTGTCATCTCATAATATACATCACTCGTACCATCATGCTCATCCTGATTAAATGACTCAATTGTACAATACATAGAAATTGATGTATTGGAAATTGAAATCTTACAGGGTTTACCACTTGTAGCAAATCCATCAATTTTCCTCACTAGATTATAAGGATTTGTTTCGTTTGTTTCAGACCACTCATATTTTTGTGCAGGAAAAAAGCCCTCAAAGGATAATGTCTGAAGGCCTCTTTTCCCCAACATATTAATTTCACCAATAGCATTGATATTCAAGGTGCTATTGTTATATGTTCGTCCCACCTTAAATGAAGCTGGCGTTACTGGCAATATAACATTTTGGCCTGCACAGGATAATGTAAACTTACATCCCTGTGGTATTCCTTTGCCTCCAAAGAAGCTCATAATTGCATCAAAAAATGACATTATACAGCTCCCCCCATTCTATTGATAGAACGTTTTTGTAATTGATAATGAATTTGCTCTGCAATTTCGAATGTTAATTCTTCTACAGATTTTCCATCGTTACGAACATTAAGATTAGCTATATTTACATTAATGCTATTACCAGAAGAACTACGTTTCCCTTGATTATATGCAGAATTTAATGATTGTGCATGAGGTATTACTTGTGCACCACTTGGTAGATTTACTATTTCAGCCCCACGATCATGAATCATAGCAGGGCCGCCTTTCCAGTTATCAGTACCAGAATACAGTAAAGGGATATTTAAAGGTCCAAAATGTGAACCACCAACCCCCGGCACCCAATCTGGAATGTCCACCGAAATACCATTAACCGCCGAAATCAAACTATTAATTGATGCTTTAATACCTGCAATAACTCCATCAAAGATACTTTGGATTGGCATTACAATACCTTCAAAAATTTGAACAATACCATTCCATGCCATGCTCCAATTTCCTGTAAACACACCTACAAGAAAATCTGTAATACCATTTAATACAGTTGTAATTCCATTTACAACGCCTTCAACTACAGTTAATGCAAAGGTAAGTATCCCTGTAATGCCTGCAATAGCCACATTAAACCCTACTACTAATGCCCCTAATGCTACTGCAAGCGGTCCACCAATCAAAACTTTAGCCGCCTTACTTACAACAGTAAAAATAATGTTAAGGAAAGGTGCCATTAATTGGTAAATTCTACCAAATGATGTGGCCACTTGACTAATTAGTTTTCCAAAAGCATCAGCTACTTTCGATACTATTGGCTGTAAAGCTGTAACAATTCGGCTAACTGCACCTTTTATGATACCTACAAATCCTATAAATGATTGTCCTATACCTTCTAATACTGGTTTTACCTTATCAAAGTTTTTATAAATTGCTAAACCTAATAAAGCAATTACCCCTATTGCAATCCCTACAGGACCAGTAAATACCAATGGTATTAATCTACCTATAATAGGCAGTACTCTCATAGCTACGCTACCAATACTACTAAAGGCTCTTGAAATTCCTTTTACGGATACTTCTAACAATTTATTGTTGATACTTTGCCCTCTTAATACTTTTCCAACATTTGCATATGTCCGCATCAAGGAACCTATACCACTTGTAATAGGTCCTAATATTTTAGCAAAAGCAGTAAAGCCTACAATACTAAGGCCTACATCAATTGCAGTATTTTTAATAGCTGGACTTAAATTAGTAAAGTATTTAGCTAGATTACCGATTGTGTCAGCCACCTTCTGTACCCTAGGTTGCAATACATCAGCAAAGCTAATAGCTAACGCCTCTACTTTACTTTCTAAATCCTTGAATGACCCAAGCAATGTTTTCTTCATTATATCTGCTTGTGCTTTAGATGAGCCTGTTGCAGAATCCATTGAACTACGCATATCATCGTATGCTTCTTTTGTAGTATTCAATACCGCAAGTAATGCAGATGTGGATTCTGTGCCCGCAATATCACCTGCTAATTTAAATTTTTCAGCTTCAGTTAGACCTTGCATTTTAGTTCGCAATTGATCATATACTTTGCCAAGTCCAATAAATTTTCCTTGTGAATCTGTGGTAACAATGCCTAATTTTTGCAATGCTACTGCTGCTTCTTTCGGAGGATCTATTAATCTGCTTAACATCATGCGTAATGCACGGCCACTCGTTGATGCCTCAATATTGTTATTACTCATGATAGCTAATGATGTAGATAACTCTTCTACCGAGATTCCTAATGCAGCCGCTGGAGCACCTGCATATTGAATTGCATTCCCAAAGCCAATCATGTCTAATCGTGATTTGTTTGCAGCCATTTGAATTACATCGGCCATTCGTGTAGCATTTTCTGCTACATTTCCTTCTTGTAGCCCCCATGTATTTAGTGCACCTGATACAATACTTGCTGTGGTTTCCAAATTTTCCCCAGATGCAACAGATGCTTCTACAATTGATGGTAAAGAGCTCATAATTTGACTAGCATTCATACCACTTGCAGCTAAACCATCCATAGCTTCTGCCGCTTGTGTAGCACTTATAGGGAAATCTGCACCTAGCTGTTTCGCAACATCTCTTAGTTTAAGCATTTCATCATGCGTTGCTCCTGCTTTTGCTCCAGCAGAAGTTACTGCAGAGTCAAACCCAACAAAGGCTTTAACAGAGGCGGCACCCATACCAACAATAGCAGCAGATACTGGCATCAATGCATTACCAATTCCACTAATACCTCTGCCAATATTTTGCAAATTCCTACCTTGCCTATCTGCCATATTAGCAGTTGTAGCCATTTGTGAATTAATCCCAGATAATACGGATGTTACACCATCATGTAACCGCATCACCAAATCAATTACTTCACTCATTTCTTATTCGCCTCCTCTCTGTCCTTAATTTCTTGCAACATAAAAGCACGGAGAACACTACGTTCCCCATGCCCCATTTCGTGAAATTCCGATGGCATTACATCATGATTGACATACATGTAATAGGCAAGATTTACATCACCATCGGAATATATTAGTTTTTTACGTCATTGATAACTTTTTTAATTGCTTTATCACCATAGCCAGATAGAGCCAATACTTCACGAGCGATTAGCTCAAGTTCGCCTGCTTTAAATAACTTAGTGAATAAAGCCTGTTTTGACGGTACTTGGAATTTTTGTAAAAGTTCTTTAGCCCCGAAGTCAGGCGAAACAATACCATCAGTTACAACATACTGTAAAAATTGACTTTCATCAGCAACACCATCTTCAGTAGCCAACATACGAAGGTCTGCAATGCGTTTGTAACTAATTTCCTTTACTGTTACAGTAAACGGTTCTTTAAAAACCTCTGACAATCTTGTAATTTCTAAGTCTTTTTTAGATGCCTCTTTTAATGTATCTAGGTCTTTTTCCATTAACTTATCAATGATATTGCTCATCTATTAATCCTCCACTTTATCAATCACGTCAAATTCTGTAAATGTAAAGTCTACAGATTCTTCTACCAATGCGCCTACTTTCCAATTGGCAAGGTCTAGAGAATCAAAAGTTACATCATACAAGGTTACTGTTTCTACACCTTTAGCATCAGGATCATCTAATTGAATTACCAATTGGCACACAGTAGCTTTACCTTTTTTTAGGTTTTCAGCCATTTTACTAATCATCAAAGAAGATACTTTGTTCATAGTTAAACTGCCTGTTCCTTCATAACCAACATATTTATATTGTTTACTCATTGTCTTGGCTTTTTTAACTTCTTCTTTGCTTAATTTAATTGTAGCTTTAACGGCTGTAGCTTGTGATACCAAAGAACCATCTAACCATACTTGCCCATGAGAGCCTGTCATTACCTGTTGCGCTGCAAAATTCTCCATGTGTTCCTCCTATTAAATATTAATTGGTAATTGGATATCTTCCATTGCATCAAGCGGTCTTACTTTTGCTTTTAAGAATACAATTTTCTTAGTATCCAATTTTTTAACTTCATCATCACTCATTTTTGCTAATTCTTCTTTTGTGAATAGGCCATGGGATAATTGGTATGTTCGAACTGCTTCACAATCAATTTCACATGTAGAGTAATCTTTTTGTAACAATCGTTCATTTTCCAATTGTTTGAAATAACCTAGAATCGCACTAATCAACAAACATTTGTTCTCATAATCATTTGTATATTTACCAATGTAAGAATCTTGTGCGGTTTTTCTGATATCGTCATAAATCATATCCATAATGTCTACAATTTTAATTGTTTGATATCCTTCTAGTTTTCCTTGGCTCGTTGTTACCAAAGAGTTCATGGCACGACTCATTTTAAACTTTTCGCCATCATACCAAATGAAGAATTTACCTTCATTCACCATTGTATCCATCTCATCTTGAGTATGACGGTCACAATCAATGACTTCTGTTAATGGTGCATATGTAGCACTTTGTGTCATATTTGTGCCTGCAACAAGACCTGCAATGCGTGCGGTATATTCTGCTGCTTTATACTCACGATCTGCTGTAACAACCTTAGTATTACCAAAATTAATTACACCTTCGTAATCTGCATTAGAACCCGGCAATACCACCTTAATTTTTTTGAATTTATTTTCACGTGCTGTTTTCACCCACGTTGCAACATACTCTAATTGAGCAGTTTCAATTGTCGGAATTGCTAAATAATCAAAACGTTCTGTTAGCATTGCTTTTAATGGTTCTTGGAATCTATCTGCACCAGCTTTATCGCCACCTTGTTGCATCATATATACAACAACTTTCAAAGGTGGTTTGTTATAACCTTTTAATGCTTTTAGGATGTAATCCTTGTTTTTATCAGATAATTCCTCTGGAATATCATCTACTGTATATACCAAGAATGGATTTGGTAATACTTCGTGTCCATTGGTTTTTGTTGCTAGTTTATCAATTACTTGCTTTGTATCTTCTAAAATCAATGCAACAATCCCACGTTGAGATCGTTGAATGGCTTCAATACCAGCTTCAATAAATTTAACTACAACCGTAGGCATTCCTAATTTAGCCATTATGTATCCTCCACTTCTACTGTTAATGAGACGTCACCCATCATGACGCCTTCTTCTTTCATTTTTTCAATTCGTCCTGTTGTATCCATAAATGTGATATCCATTGTGATTTGTAAGATATCGTCTTCCTCTCCTACTCTATCTTGCTGAATATCATCCACATGTAAGTAACGATCACCAACAGGAAACCCCATTTGAAACAATATTAAAAATTTATCAAATACTGTTAAATAGTGTTCTTCATCCTTATCTTCATTGCTAGGAAAATATGTAGCAATGATATTTACATTTCTTTTAATGAAGTTCTTTGTTTGCATCTCTGAACTCATTAAAAGTTTTACAAAAAAACACGGCATAGTGAACTCTTCTAAAACCTCATCACTATATACCGTGCATTTATATTCTTCATGTATTTTCTTTGCCACAGCTTTCCATATTGCCACTTGTGATAATCGGTTAGCCATTCTTTATCTTCTTCCTCAGCTTTTTAAACATGTGTCCACCAACAGCTTCTCTTATATCATTACGATTCTTTTCAACTGTTCGTTTAAAGAAAAATGTCCCCTGTTTGAATCCTTTAATTTTTCCATGCATAGTTTTCATCACATGCCCACGTTCAACTAAATGAAAATGAGGTGATGTATTTCGCAAGGTTGCTTCTAGCGTACTGCTACTATTACCATTGATTGCCATTTTCCAGCTCTTGGAAATTTTGCGTTTTCTACCTTTACCAACAGGTGATGCGCTAACCAATTCCTTCTTCATTCGGTTCGCTTCTTTCCGCATAGCTTTTTCCGCCTCTAATGGATACTCTTTAATGTACGAGTCCAATCTCCCCATGAAAGTTTTTATATCCATTATTTCCCTCGTTTATAGATATGACACATCAATTCTAACTTTGTATGCTCTTCATATGGATCAATTACAGTTTTAACTTTATAGACTACATCCTTATATCTGATTAGCACACCATCAGTTATTCCACTTCTGTATCTGATTGTAATCTTATATAATTCGTCTACTTTTTCTTTATACATTTCCAGATATTGTCTGCCACGTAATGGTTCAATACGTGCCCAAATTCTATTTGGAATTAGCCTTACTAATTTTTGCTTAGTAATTCCATTGCTTTCAATATCTTGATACGCCAATACTTCAATTCGTTTCGTTAATCTTCCGATTCCGTCTATATTAAGCATTCTCTGTCACCTCTTTAGGATAATTTTTAGATAGTGCAATATGACGAATTATAGGAGCTAGCGTGAATGGTAAATCATGAACAAATGTTTTTGAGGAAGTTGCCTCACGATTTTCGTACCAATGAGCAACCATATATTGAACGGCTCTACGGTATAGTGGCTCGTCAATATATGGTTTCCCAGTCATTTGCTCAATATACGTGACAGCAGCAGAGATAGATTCATCGATAAACATATCATCTTCTGTAATATCTTCATCAATTCGTAAATAAAGTTTTACATCTTCTACCGTCAACATAAATTACACCTATGCTTTCTTCGCTAATTTAACCAAAGAATTTGTATCGACAGGCTTGCCATCACAAATCATTGTAGATTTACGAACAATATCATCTGTTTCGTTATCTTCATATGTTTTTACATCAATTTGATAGTTAGTATTTAATGCATAATCTTCAAATCGATAAATGAACGCTACAATATCACCTGTTGTAGCCGCATCAATGTTTTTAAGATAAGGCACAATTAATACGCCACGGCCAAGAATAGAGCGTTCTGGTTTCCCACCCATGCCATAATTAACACGTGCAATTGGTTGACCATTCTTATCTGTCATACCTTCAATGTTCATAAAGGTTTTCTTTGTCATTACCCAAACAGAACCTTCTTCATATTCAACAGGTAGTTCGCCTTCTGCTTTTACAAGTGTTTCATAGTCAAAATCTTTAACATCTAATTTCACACCAGCAGCCGCATCCTTTAAAATACCTGTAGGTTGACCGTTACCAGTACCATTGATAATAGCATTCTCAATAGCTTTAACCATTGCTTTGGATACGTTATTAGAAATCATATTTTCAAACGCAGATAATGCCATTACAGATGTTTCTAAAGAAATAGATACTCGGCATTGTAGTTTGAAGTGACCAAATTGGATATTACCAGTTGTTGCTTTTTGACGATCAGAACCCGCTCCTTCAGCTACCCATGTAGCCACAGGCATCACATTGCTTGTTGGAATTGCAAGACCAGATTTAAAGTTTGTATTGGTAACTAATGGCAATACCATACCAACACTTTCCATTTTTTGAACAATCTTGTTCAAAACTGTAGGTGGGATTACTGCACCAATATCTGTAGTTAATGTATTTTCATTTTGACGTAATTCAGCAGGAATTGGTGTATTGTTCATTACATATTGCATGAATGCATTGCGATATTCTACAGAATCAAATACTTCTGCACCTTGTGCACGTTGTTCTCCTACAGGTACAGGCACTGTAGTAGCAGTAGGAACAGTATTCAAAATTGCTGTTCTACGTTCTAGTTCAGTTTCTTCTGCTTCCAATGCACGCAACTCAGTTTCAATTTCATCAAGATTCAAGTTAACTTGTGTAGTGTCTTCCAACATTGCACGCAATTCTGCTCTACGTTGTCTAATTTGTTCCAAACGATTCATATTATCTCTCCTTTTAGGTAATAAAAAAACACGCTTACTGCGTGTCTAATACTTTTTATGTCATGGCCAATAATGTTAGCCGTTTTCTTTTTTCGATATCTTCATATCTCTCATAGTCCCCATTTGCCCTAGCACTAACCGATGTGCCTTTATATGCCGGGTTATCTACAATAGATACGTCATATACCGCTTTTACTGATTTAATTTTCCGTGTATAGACTTTATTTTCTCGGTCAATCTCTTCTTCTTCACCATTAACAATAAAGGCAAATGACATTTTATTTAGATCACCACGTTTAATTAAAGAATACACATCGTTTCCAATCGAAGTATCTGCTACATCCCCTGTTAATTTCAATCCTTTTTCATCAACAGTTAATTGCAATGTTCCACTAGCGGTTCTAGCAAATAGCATACCGCCATGATTGTAATTCAATACGCATTGACTAAAATCAGTATTATCAAATGCGCCTGGTAAAATCACTTCTCGATATTCATATCCAGTATAATCAGATTTCCAAATTAGCGTTTCTTCATTGAAAACTGCGGCATATCCTTCTACTGTTCGTTTTTGAATATCATCTGTATCATTCTGTATCGCCTGCACCGTCATCATTCTGTGTTCCATTTTTCGGTTCTTCCTCATTTGTATCACCTCCTTTCGATGCATTTATTTGATATTCTGAAAGGTCTTGATACTTAGCGAAGTTTAAACTTACAAGACGTTCATCTCCACCTTCGACACCTTCATACCCAAAGATTTCACGGATTTCATTCACAGTAACTGCACCTGTAGGCAATAGTGCTTGACTTACTTTAATTCTACTAGCAACAGACATGTAAGATAATCGATTACTTTCCATTATGATTTCATTCCCATGTCCTTTTTCACGGCTAGTAAACAGTTTTTCTGTGAACTCCTGTGTTAGCTTAATAGCAATAGGCTCTAGTACAGATTCATAGAATGCTATGTATTCATCCTCTGTGTAATCCCCACTAACAATTTTTTCGTTAAGCCCAAAGTGCTTATACACCATATCTCTAGCAAAGTCCATTTGTCCTTTGTTGAATGTACTTATGGTAGTTGTAAGTTGTTGAAATGTAGCCTTGTTATCTAGCGTTGCAATACCACTGCCATTTGCATTTGATACATATCTTTCCGTAAATTGTTTCCACAATGCTTGTTGGTCATCTTCACGAACTGTTCCTTCAAAATTGATAATCCCACGTAGTGAATTTCCGTTTTTGACAGAATTAATGATTGCTGCTTTTACGGCATGTAATAAATCAAGATCTTCTTTCAAAGCCTTTGAATTATCCTCGCCAAATAATTGATGAGTGTTAAAATGCCTTTTAATGTGAATCACCGCATCATATAGTACAGTCATGCTTTTACCGTTAATAAACTGGAACTTCACATATAAATTATTTGCAGTGTCTACCTTAATTTCAACACTGCCAAAATCTAATGGATACAGCCCAGTAATTACACCATTCATATCACGCTGGATATAAATGAAAGCATTGTTGTAGTTAAAGTACTGTGCAACAACCTTTTCAAGAAATTCACTTGCCGTCATGAATGGATTTGGTCTTGTTCCTAATATATGATTGATAGATTGTAACCCTGACACCATTCCAGCATCTGTTCGTCTGACATGTTTAAGCTTCATTTTACCTAAATGTCTAGCAATCGTATCTGTACAATCTCTAAACGTGGTATCTGTATATGGCACTCCACTAAAAGGGGTAAATACATTCGTATATCCATCTAGGAACTCTGCCCCAGTCAAATTAGCTTTATCAGTATTTCCAAATCCAAATATTTTATTAAAGATATTTCGATAGTTCATCATTTCACCTCCTTTCCTAAATTACATTGTGGTAATCTTCTTGATTTCTTTCATACTCAACGTATGCATCTAACATTGATGCAAATCCATCAATTCTTTTCTTTGCATGAATCGATTTTGTTGGTTGGATATTGCCATTACGATCTACATCTATTTCCACGTTAGCCATACACCATTTCAATATAGGATTGTTATCATAGTTGATTAATTTTGCTTCTAATTCTGCACCTAGTGCTTTCATTGGCCCACTCAATGTTTTCTTGCCTTGAATGACTGGGTTCATTACAGAACGACCAAACTCTGATTTCATATCTTCTACAAAATATACTGCACTCCATCCGTCGTACCCACATTTATATAAATAGATATCATCTTCCATTTGTCTTTCTTTAAACCATTCAACAATTAACCTATAATCAATTCTATTGCCCGGTGATTTTCGTATAAATTCTCTTTTGTACCATACATCATATGGTACTTTATCTTCATTTACTCGTTTTTCAAATAAATCTTCTGGTATCCAGTACATTTGCTTGATATATTTTACAGGATCATTAGGCACCATAAATAGCAATGTGGCACATGTTAAGTCCGTAGTTCCAGATAAATCTATACCACCTATACCATATCTAGGCTTTAATTCTCCTATATCAAATGTTGCTGTATTATTTAATTGTTCAAATGTTAAGAATGCTTCTGATGATGTTTCACGAATATTGAAATCCTTTGTAAGAAGATTGGTTACATGAATTGGATTATTTTGTGCAGATTTAACTTTTTCAGCTAATTGACTAACACTCTTAATCGTTCCCAAACCCGGATTAGCTTTTGTCCAGCAATTAGGATCAGTCCATTCCTTGCGACTATCCAACTCATAAATTATTGGTAAGATGCGTTCGTTTTTATAGCCTTGTTCATCATCATACCCATCTACAATCTGACAAGCCTCATCATATTTAATATCGTAAATACTTTCACGAACTGTACCAGCTGTACTTGTAATAATAGTTAGTGGTTGTTCACGTGCGCTCATACCATCAACGATAACATCATATAAATTCTTATCTTTGATAGCATGTAATTCATCAATTAAGGCCCCATGAACATTTAATCCGTCAAGATTATTTGAGTCTGATGCAAGCGGTACAAACTTACCATCATTCACATCACACAAAATTCTATTTACACGAATATGACAAACTTTATTTAGCGACTTACTTTTTTTAATCATTTTGGCCGCTTCATCCCATATAATTTTTGCTTGGTCTCTCTTTGTTGCAGCACTATATATTTCAGCGCCCATTTCACCATCTGCAATCAATAAAAAAAGGCCTATTGCGGCCGCTACAGTGGACTTACCATTTTTACGTGCCACTATCAATATAAGTTCTTGATATTCTCTTGCTTTAGTATCTTTATCAACAAATCCAAATAATGCTGCAATCATAGCTTTTTGCCATAACTCTAAGATTACTGGTTTTCCGGCCCATTTACCTTTAGAATGTTTGCAAAATAGCTCAATGAAATCAATTGCAACTTCTGCCCTGTCTTTATCATAAATGTATTGACTAGGGTTTTCTAACTTATCGACTAAATGCTTGTATACTCTACGAACACGATCAGATACAACTATTTCACTATCAATAATTTGGTTATAGTATTCTCTTATTGGGTTCATCGTCTAACACGTTCCATAATAAATTTTTTAAATTCTTCGTCATCATCTTCATTTTTAGTCTGTGGCAACTCGCTCAACAGTACTTTTATGATAGCAATATAATTTTTCATCAACGTGTTATATGCCTTAGATTCAGTCGATTCTTTTTTACCAAATTGATTATTTCCATTGCAGTATTCTTCCACAAATCCAACTTTTTCTAACTGAATTTGTAGCTCATCTAACTGCATTTCCATGTGTACAGCTTGCTCAATTGATTTTCTGATTAACTTTTTCTTTTCTTGTGGAAGTTCCTTGAAAATCTTGTTATATTCTGCAATTCTCTTCTTTTTTATTTTTTCTTTTTCTTCATTTGTCAACTCCAATCACTCCTTTGTTAACCACACCCCTCACATGTGCGACCTGTGTTTTAAACGAAACTGCTGCCCCGGTGTAGAAAAAAATATTTTCACCATAAAAATATGGGGGGAGTTAATTATTATCATGTTCATTATCATTTACAGCTACTAAATCACCTAACTCGTTGAATATCATCCCACGTGTCGGTCTAACTAATAGGCTTGCACCGCTCGTCAATCCAGTAGGTATCGTCATAGCATCTAGCTCTGCATGTATTGCATTGTGACATTCAATACATAAGAACATAAGATTATCCCAACCATATGCAACCGCATCATTGTTAATGTTGTTTGGGTTTAGTGGCTTTTTATGATGTACTACCCAACGTTGTCTAGTCCCATCTGCCTTATTGATACTTTTTAATCCATGGCATCTTTCGCATATATAAAGCTTTGATTCTGCATATGCCTTTGCACATCTTCTCCACCTATATGAATTATAGAAATTTTTAGAATACTCTTTTGCCATTTTTTAAAATATCCCCTTTTTTCTAGGCCACTATATTTTATACATCATATCCCATTGCTCTACGATTAATTGCATATGCTTCATCATATGTAATACCTTCACGCTCTGCTACTTTATTTAAGCAATCATCTTTAGTTGGATATTGTCCACTGTGTGTATTGATATGGCATTGCGTACAGAGTTGTATTAAGTTCTCCTTAATATCTCCACCGCCACTACCACGTGTATTAATATGATGTGGTTCTATATTTGTTCTTTGTCCGCATATTTCACAATATGACTTCCGAATTTCTTGTATCGTTTTTTTGGATGTAATTCTTTTATGCTTCATCAATTTCCTCATATAAACTAAAAAGGACCGCATCATACAGTGTTGTGCGACCTGTGTATGATGTAGTCCTTAATAGTGTGTAGTTTTTCTAGGAGGCTTGTTGAAAGTGTTCTCTTCATCCATGCCCACATACAGTATCTCATATATTGAGTGTCAAATAATAGCAACCTTTTTGTAAATTTCCTCGAAATTTTTAATTGCTCTTTTATGTAAGTTATGAACATTCTGCCTTGAACAATCTATTAGTTCTGCAACCTTTTCCCAGGTGCATCCATTAATGTACCTATCTACTAAAACAATCCTTTGCTTAGTGCTACAAATTTGATTGATCATAAATCTTGCTCGCTCTCTCTCCTGCAAGAAATCACTCCATTCTTTCATAATCTCTTCTGTAACCGCATCAAGATTTGCAACTTTATCCGCAATAGTAATTGGTTGCCCTCCACTTACTTTATCCTTACTATAATCAATGGCTTGTAAACTCATGATATCTTGTCTTATTCTAAATATTTCTCTCTCCTTACACCTTATATTCAAATCAGTATCACGTATCTGATTTAAATATTCCCTTCCAGTCATCGGCTATTATTCCCCTGTTCCTTTAATTTATCGGTCCATTCTTTCCATGTATATATTGGCATCCCTTTTGCTATTGCAAATGACCATTCACCAATGCAGCCTTTAGATGTTTCCCAGTCCCCACATAATACTAAGGCATCACATTTATTTAACATGTCCAAACATATTTTTAAGCCTTTTGAGTATTGTGTATCAAAGTACAACATGCTGAAATTGTGAAGAGGTGATAGATATGTATTGTTCTTATCTATCATTACTAGGTTTTCCATGATTGTATCAATGGAATACTTATTGGCTTTATCTCCTCCAAATGGATGAGCTACATATATTAATTGGTTTTTAATCATCCGCTTCTCCCTCTTGTACTAGATCATTGATGTGAAATGTTTCACCCTCAACCGCATCATCTTCCAATTTTTCTTCCCATAATTTCCCCTGCGCGCGTGCACCTCTTACAAATAATTCTATTTCTTCTGCTAATGGAATAAGCTTTTCTGGCGCTTCATCTATTACACTTAGCCATGATGTGCTAATTGTACATTCATCTCCATACTTATTTGTGATTATAAGCACATACTTTGCTTCCGTAATAACCTTTGGCATTTCCTTATGCCATTTAAAGCTAATAGATTTAATTTTTAGCCACTCTTCTTCAAATAGTTTGAATACTTTAAATGTTTCAATCACCAATGCTCTTGCTTTTACATATGCTTCTAATATCTCTGGCCTAAAATCGTCCTCCGTACTTAATTGATATGTTTCAGTAATACCAGCATTATTTGCTTTCTCATACTTTACTTTCTTTTTATACCCAAATCCAATGCTTAGTATCCTCATCTTTATTTTCCTTTCCGTTGTTTATCTTCGCACAACCAAATCCCCACAGAGTACTTTATTTCGTTTGTTAGTGTGAAATTTCTTTCCGCACTGCACACAGTATCTTGTGTATTTAAATGCTTTCTCTAATCTTGCTTCACGTTCTTGCTCTAGTTGTTCCTTCGTCTTTCTAGGCTCTACTGGTTTGCCTACTCTACAATCTGGACACCATGTGTTATGGCTATCTGGTGTAAATAACCTATCACATCTATGACACTTTCTTTGCATTGCTCCTCCTTATTGTTTAAAAAACACTAGCCATATTGTTTTCCCTCTGCGTTGCCCAATAATTGGCTCACATGGTAATAGCCTTTTTACCTTTGGCAATGTTATTTGTTCTTCATTCCATTTGAATATCATTGTTCCATTTGTTTTAAGCACCCTCCAACATTCGGCTAAGCCTTTCTTTATGTCCTCTTTCCAGTCTGCTGTTAATCGTCCATACTTCAACTTCAAATATGACTCTTCCCCTGCTCTTAATAAATGTGGTGGGTCAAATATAACAAGGTGAAATGTTTCATCTTTATATGGCATTTTTCTAAAATCCGCTATTATGTCTGGTTTAATAATTAATTTTCTTCCGTCACATAGCGTTGTTTCTTCCGTCCTATTATCCATGTAAACAGTATTTTTATTTTCTTTGTTAAACCAGAACATTCTTGAACCACAGCATGCATCTAAAATTTTTTTATTATCCATTATTTTCTAAGAATGTTCTTCCCCTCATATAGTTTCTATACCATTCTTTAATTGCATAGTATTCTTCTTCAGTATCATATGGCTGTACGCACTCTTTTATGACATATTTCTTTATCTTACTCGTATTCACTTCTATAACTTGGTTTGTTTCACCCCACCTATTACAAATAGTTAGCCAGTTTATTCTCTCTATGTGATCATTAACAATTGGCTTTAATGATTTAAAAGGTTTCTTGTACATAGCTAATTCATGTTTTCCATATATCTGTGTCCAACCACTTACTTTATTATCATCAGCCATTGTTATATTTAGCCTTACCCATAAATCTAACTTCATTTATTAGTCCCTCACAGTACAGCTATATCCTTTTAGCTTTCACATTTACTGTGGCATCCTACTTCTCTAAATTGGCACTCCCTGCATGGTGGTTTCATAATAACTCCTTACCCTTTGGTAAAATACTTTACTTTCCTTACATAGGTTTCTTCTTATTCTTGCTTTTAGTAGTTCCTCTGACGGAGTAAACACATAACCCCAGTATGGTATAAATACTTGTTTTGCTTCTTTTGTTCGGCACTTTACAATATGATCAAGTGCTTTACATACATTTCTGTATCTGTCATTCATGCTCATATCCCTCTAATCTATTGCCTATTACTTTTACTTTCCCATTATTCAATACAAATGCTAAGTCAAAATCTAATACCGCATCATGTTGTGTTGTGTCCTGCTGGTTGATTGCTTTGCATCTCCATTGGTATTTATCCACGCTGTAATATACTTCCCCTACCATTGGTTTATCTTGTATTGATTTACAATCAAACTCTATATGGTCCTTTTCGTATATTCTTTGCCCTGTATTGTCTTTTGCTTCGCTTCCTCTACATATTGTTCCGTCCTCAATAGGTACCCATGCATATGTATCATTTTCTACTGATAGTAATCTTATTTGTGAGTAGCTTTGCTTTATTTCATCACTGCTTACCCATTCTGACCTGTTTAAGTTCTTTCTTAGGCCTTTATATACTAATGGCTTCATGCTACCTCCTCACACACTGCATTGATGCCCAGTTTCTTTAGTAACTCGTGTATCATCAATCTTCCTTTTTGTGTCCAGCGTGTAGATGCTTTGCACTCCAATCTTCCGTCTG